AAGAAACCAATATACAAGACTTATTGTTTCTTGAAAACAGAGATAGAAAGTATGACCCAGACATTTATACAATAAGGGGTATGTACAATGTACAGGATATTGACTTCAACTTATCACAGTTTGGCTTGTTTTTACAGAACGATACACTTTTTATGACTGTACACATTAATAGTAGTGTAAAAACTATTGGACGTAAGTTAATGTCAGGCGATGTTATAGAATTGCCTCACTTAAAGGACGAGTATGCAGCCAATGATTATGCTGTAGCACTTAAGAGATATTATGTAATTGAAGAAGTTACAAGAGCCGCAGAAGGCTTTAGTCATACTTGGTATCCGCACTTGTATAGATTGAAATTAAAACAGATAGTAGATTCGCAAGAGTTCAAAGATATACTGGATTTACCTATGGATGCAGATGCACCAGGTCAAGGTACACTAAGAGATGCACTTTCTACATATGAAAAAGAAATGCAAATTAATGAAGCAGTTCTTAATCAAGCAGAAGCAGACGCTCCTAAATCAGGATATGACACAAGTCATTATTTTAGTTTACAATTAGACGCAAAAGGTAACACAGAACTAGTAGATACAGACAGTGATCAGATTCCAGACACAATGCCCGGGCCTGCTAAAGATGGGTATCAAGGATACTTATTAGGAGATGGGATACCACCTAATGGCGAAAGTTTTGGTCATGGAATAAGTTTTCCTAGTAATAATGCAGAAGGTGATTTCTTTTTAAGAACAGACTTTTTGCCTAACAGATTATTTAGATATGACGGAGCTCGTTGGGTGAAACAAGAAGATAATGTAAGAATGTCTATGACAAACAGTTCACAAAGACAAACACAAAAAGGTACATTTATTAATAATAGCACAGTAAATAGTATTAGCGGTACAGATGTTGTTGAAAAACAAAGTCTATCCAAAGCACTTAAACCTAAGGCAGATAATTAATGCAACATTTTTACGACGGACAAATAAGACGTTATATAACACAAATTGTAAGACTAATGAGCAATTTTTCTTACAAATCAGGTGACGGTGACTTAACAACTATACCAGTGATGTATGGCGACTTAACAAGACAAGTTGCAAGTATTATACGTGATAACAGTGAAAATAAAATTCCAAGCGCACCGCGTATGTCTGTATATATTACAGGACTAGAAATGGACAATGCAAGGCTTGCAGACAGCAGTTATGTCAATAAATTAAATATTAGAGAACTTGCATATGATAGTGACGGCGAGGAGTATCTTAACAAGGAAGGTAAAAATTATACAGTTGAAAGACTGATGCCTACACCTTATACCCTTACAGTTAATGTGGATATTTGGTCAACAAATACAGACCAGAAATTGCAAATTTTAGAACAAATATTAATGTTATTCAACCCAAGTTTAGAAATACAAACTACAGACAATTATATTGACTGGACAAGTTTAAGTGTTGTAAATTTAGAAAACGTTCAATTTTCAAGTAGGTCTATTCCTGTTGGTACTGAATCAGAAATAGATATTGCACAGCTGACTTTGAAGACGCCTATCTATCTAAGTCCACCAGTTAAGGTAAAACGTTTAGGTGTAATTACAACAATTATACAAAGTATATTCAATGAAACAGAAGGTACAATCGAAGTTGATCTTTCAAGACCTGTTTCACAAGCATGGCAAGATAATTTACAAAAGAATAATATTGTTACAAGACTTGATGTTAGTGATACCGGATCTATTGAGTACGCAAAAACACATAATGAGTCGTTTAAGGCAGATGTTGACGTTGTTGTAACTACAAGTCATGATAATTATAATTTACTTATAATGGACAGCAAAGCAAAACTTGTAAGGAATGGTGTAGTAGACAGCGAAACATGGACAGGATATTTAAAAGGTACACCTGAAGAATTTAGATCTGGAATAACGCAAATCAAATTAAAAAGAGCCGACTATGATACAGAAATTACAGGCACTGTAGCAATTAATACTAGTAATGAGTATGAACTAATTGTTAATTGGGACAGTGATACTTTACCTACAGATACAATTATAAACAGTTCAATAGGTGATAGGAATAAGATTGATTATATTATTGACCCATACAAAACTAATCCTACTTCATTCAAATCAGGTAATCCGAGAATCTTAATTTTAGCTGACATAAACCCTAGTGTTAATGTTGGTCAAGACGTAGGAGAGACTCCAGATAACTATGTATACGACGGTGCAGATGCTTGGAAAAACGCTGATGGCACTGATTTTGTAGCAGGTGAAAATGATATTGTGGAATGGGACGGTAGTAATTGGTCAGTAATATTTGATGCCAGCGAATATACGTCAAATGACACACTTTACACTACAAACCTTAATACAGGCATTCAATACAAGTATTATGACAACGAATGGTTATTAAGTTTCGAAGGCGAATACCAAAACGGAACATGGCGCTTACTATACTAAAATAACTACTAGTATGGAAAAGATTATCTGTAGTGGCGCACTACTATATTCATTAAAAAGTAAAAGATTTTTGTTTTTGCACCGACAAAATGGTAGTAAAAACAATCTTTGGGGTCTTGTTGGAGGCACTAACGAAGGTAAAGAAACACCTTGGGAAGGCTTGAAGCGAGAAATAAAAGAAGAAATCGGAAACGTAGAAATAAAAAAAACTATTCCTCTTGAAACATTTGTTTCTAATGATGATAAGTTTAGTTTTCATACATATTTGGTTGTAGTACCTGAAGAATTTATACCAGAATTAAATCACGAACATGATGGATATGCTTGGGTAAGTTTTGGTAAATGGCCTAAGCCTTTACATCAAGGCTTACGTAATACACTGAATAGTAAAATTAATCAAACAAAATTAGAAACAGTTTTTAAGGTAATCGATCTAATAACATAAGGTACATAATGCAAGATAATATAAAAAAACATGACTGGGGTTATGAAATAACTTGGGCAAAAACAGAAGACTATACCGGTAAGGTAATTGTGTTTGAAAAGCCTGCAAAGTCTGATATTGTGTTTCACAGCAATACAAACAAATCTTATTTTGTTAATCAAGGAAAATTTAGTATCAAATGGATTGATACAAAAGATGGTAAAGTATATGAAAATAATTTAGGCGAAGGCGGCACAACTACTGTAAAAAAATTAGTACCTTACAGTATTGAATGTGTATCCGCTACAGGCTCTCTATCTGAAGTTAATAATGGAGAACAACAAGATGATACGCACACTGTACTACCTGCAAGAAACTTAGGAGAAGACAATGTTTCCACGATTAACGGATGATCCTAAGTTTAAGAAAGATTTAAAAAAGTTTCAGCACGTAAGAGATAATTTGCCTACTGAGCTATCAAAAAATACTATGTCTAGCATATTAGAAGATTTTATATCTTGTGCAAAAAATGTTGACACACATCACACACCTTATCCAGATGGTACAATTAGTCCTGGAAAACTTAGAGAAACAAGACAAAAATTAGTTAATTTAAGAATGCAATTAGAAAAATTTGAAAGAGATTTTAAAGCAAGTTAATTTGCTTGATTGTAATAGGACCAAACATCGCAGCATGTGCAGTACATTGATAACGATAAGTTCCACTAATACCGTAAGGTACTCTCCAATATAAAACTCCATTGTCTTGCTGGTTAGCTTGAGCACCTGTCGTGATAAAACCAGTTGAATCTACATGATATAATCCTGTACTTAATGCAGTTCCAGTTGAGTCCTGTATTTGAAAAGGATGTCCAGGAGCGTTGATGTCAAATGCTATTGTTAATCCTGTGATAGCATGAATAGTAGGATTATTTCCTGCATAATGATCACCGAAAAGATATGCAGATGTTCCAACTGCTGTTACTCTGTACATTGCTATTGCAGGTTCAAATATTTCTGCTACAGTTAAACTTGCTTGTGTTGCGTCAGTTGTGCCGCTGAATGTACTTGAGCCACCACCACCGCCACCACTTTGGTCGTCAGCAGTAATTGTAAGTGAATTTGAGCTTGCATCAAGACTTAATGATATACGGTCGCCTGCAACAAAAGTAAAAGTATCATTAGGTGAACCCGGAGTTGCTACTGTGCCTCCTGCTCCAAAACTTTCAAATAAGTTCTGTTGTACACCAGAGCCTCCGCCACCGCCTGTGTAACTAACACTTAGGTTATTACCAGTTACTGATGTTGAAATACCTGTGCCACCAATAATGTTTAATGTGTCATCAGGGGTTGATGCTGTTACACTGCCTACTGAACCTGTTACAGTTTTGAATACTGCCTGTCCTGCAGAGCTAGTAATCAAATTCCATGTTGTTCCGTCCCATTGCCATGTGCTTCCTCCACCTGAAAATGTTTCATTCAGTGTTGGTGTATTCGGAAAATTTATTGCCATAAGTAACCTCTCATAGTATTTATGTTGACCTTTGTTGCTTTGTACTAGGACCTACAATGTATGGATAAGCAGGACTGTAAAGGTCGTTAAGCGCAAAGGTTGTAAAATACGCATATGTGCCTTCTGGATAATCAGGTGTTACACAATATCTGCCATTATATTGATCTAATGTACCTAAGTTAGGACTGTATTGATAATCTTCAATGAAGCTTCCATTTGTGTGTTGTCTATACCCAA